CGCTCCGATATCGTATCCTTCAATACGATCTTCCATTACTTGAGAAATCGAACCGTTGGCAGGATTATCGCCAAATTCTGGTGTAGCAGTAAGAGAGAATTCAAATCGCGATGCTGGTACTTCTGTAAATGTTGATGTACCAGTATCAGACGCGGAAGTAGTTACAGTTAAGACATTTCGTACTGATTCAAAACTTGATGCTGGGTTTAACAGAGTATTATCTGTTAACCCAATATAATATCCACTGAATTGATTATCAATTACTGTTTGACCTTTATTGGCAACAATTACCGCTGCACCGCTCAATTCACTGACAGATGATAAAGCGTTGCCTAACCTTGGTGTGTTACCAAAATCAAACAATTGACCGCTTTTAAGTTTTACGTATTGCTCATTGGTAATTTCAAACTGGGTTGGTTGACCTAATACATAAGTACCTGTGCCAGAAAGTTCATATGAGGGTTGGATAGCTTCGGAGACTTCATCATAAACCACTGCTGGATAAGCAAGAACACTTACTTTTGAGCCAAATCCTTGACCAGTACCTCCACCATAAGGAAGACGGTTAACTAGTAGCGATCCGCTAGAGTTAAGAGCAGCGCGTGCTGAGTGATAGAAATATCTTTCTGCTGGGGTCTTTGGAGCACCATAGATTTGTTCGAACTCGGAAATATTTCCAAGTCCAACAACTTCATCAGTTGGTCCTTCTGAGGCAAACCCAGCTATGTAAGTTGTAGTTCCGGTTTGAGCAGTACGTAGCGATAAATCACTTTCACGAATCTCAACACCTGGGGATTGAATTGTCGGTTTAGCCATATCATTATTTATGCTTTTCCGGACAAAAATCTGTAACTATTTTAATTTAGTAGTTAATAAGTTTGGAGTGAATTTGTGAATAGACAAAAGTCATCGATGAAGTAATTTCCTCAGCTGTTCTGTAGTTATATTGTATTTCTCCTAAAGTTACTGGAAAAGCTTTTGTATATGTAAATTCAATACGTTTATTATTAAACTCATCTAAACCGAACAATGTCATATCAGTCTGATAACTTTTAAAATCTTCATCAGTAACTAAATCTGCAGCATCATACAATCCTTCTTTCTCATCATGCATTAAATTAAGCCATTTGTAAAGCACCCAATAATTGTTAAACCCATTGTCAATAGTAAAATCGACTGTAACGGGAGGAAACGGCTCTCTTGCATGAGTTGAGTTATATAAGTTTGAACCAGCGTATGGTATTTGCAATGCTGGAACATCTAAGGTAGGTACAACTGCTCCATAAACAGAAAACTGAAAAGAATCTTCATTAACATTGTATGTCTGCCTATCAGTTTTTGAATCAATCTTACGTAAAGCTGGAGGTACAGAGAAAACAAGAGTAAACTTATCGGCTCTACCTTTATTAAGAAATGATTGATTATTTTGGTTTACAGCCATACTGTTATTTAATCTAGAGTTGTGTGAATCCTTGATCTATTAGATCATAATAATCATCACCCATATCATTATCATCACTATTTGTCATGCCCCAATAAACCGGATTAAGATCTGGACTACCCCCTGTAACTTCATTATCAGTATAAATTGATGTGGGGTCTTCAAATAAAGATACTCCAAAATCTAACGGTTCGATAGTCTTTGGTCGCCCAGTATCATCCTTCTCGATAATTTCAAAGTATTGTTCGCATATTTCGTTATCTAAAATGTAATAACCATACATTAAAGCCATAACTAGATCGTCATGACAACCATGTCTGGCTTTCCAAGTACCGTTTGGATATCGTACAAAGTTTCGAAGCTCATGTAAAGTTTCTTCATCTCGCATGACAATTGATTTAAGATCGTTCATCCAATAACGCATGTTAATAATGCCTCGGTGTTTAGTATTGGTGTGAGCAATCATACCCTGCATACGTTTTTTTCTATGAGCGGCTTTGTTACCATATGAAACTAACTTTGGATAGCTCATATCATATGCAAGCCGATCAACTATTTGAGCGCCACAATTATTACGTTCAACTAATGCTAAAGGTGAGCCATAGTTACGAAGTATATTATAAACTTTATTACTAAACTCCATTGGAGAGATTTTATTATTACGATATACAGCTACTTGCCTTACTTCGGCTGGATCAGTAATATCAAGCATTTGAACAATAGAGCTATCCTTTCCTACCCCTTCTGCTGTATCAACACCAGCAGCATATATTCTACCCTCTTGCGCTTCTTCCCAAACTTTATAGCAACCATCATCTAGTATAACTTTAGGATCACATATTTGACGCTCCATCATTTCATATAGAGCATCATCAATTGAAGCTTCACCAGAATTAATCCACTCACAACAAAACTCTTGACGCCAAGCTTCATCAGACCCAATCGTTTGTTTTGTAGTAGCTGCCCACGCATCATCTCGCCCAGGTACTTCATCCCACATTATTCTACCATGTGCCCAGCCATTTTCCCCTGTCTCAGCTCCATTATAGAGTCTATAAAATAAATTCTGTGTACCATTGGCTGTCGAGCATACAAATGCTTTTGATTTTTTGGAAGATGAAATAATAGGAAAGACTGATTTCCAGAACTCATCTACTAAATGAGGCTCGATAAACGCCATCTCATCAACCACTAAGCAGTTTACAGATTGTCCACGAGCTGCTGTACCGGTAGTAGTTGTGATACCAATACGTGAGCCATTTTCTAACGTCATTGATGTCTTTGCATATTCCTTTACCGGAGGTTTTAGCCAGTTAGGTAACTCTTCGTAAGCCATTCTAACTCGAGAAAAAATTTCTATAGCAGTTGCTTCTTTGTTCGCGACGAGAAGTATGCGCTGATCTTTTTGAAAGCATGCTTGCCATAAAGATAGATTGTCATAAGAGTAGACTTACCAATCTGACGAGAAGCTAACAGAATATAGAAGCGATTATCTCTCATTGCTCTTAATGCTTTCTTCTGAGCAGGGTATAGTTTAATTTTTTCTCTACCAGCATCTAGATTAACAATATAAAAAAAGGTTTCAGCAAAGTACAAAATATTCTTCTGAGCTTTTTTAAGAGATTTAATTTTATCTGGAGTATATTCTCCTTGCCAGTTACGATTGGGTAAGTTATCATTACCCATATAGAACATACCTGTATCTTTTTTTGACATAGACTATGCTTATTTAATCGCTTAATTTTATTTTACAACTATTACTAGTTTTTGCCACCAACTGACATAAATATTAGCATGGCTAAAACAAAAGACCTTAAGGACCTCGGTGAGGTATATGGTAACCTTGGTAAAGAGGCTACTGTTGTTGCCGAGAATTTAGAATCCCAAACTGTTGGTGATAAGAATGCCAATGTTGGTGATGCAGATATCCAACCTGGAGGACCAACTAAAGAAGGTGGATTTGAAGAATCAGAAGTTGATATTAAAAAGGTAGGAGATGATAATCCTTATAATATAAAGGGACTTTCATATGGTGATGACAACTGCCCTACCCTCGAGACAGAGCAACCTGAAGAGCAAGAGGCTGGAGAAAAGAAAGATGATCCGGAAAGTTCGACAGCAGAAGAAGATGAAGAAGAAAGTTCCCCAGAAGTACTTGAAATTGCGCGGGAAGGACTAAATAAATATATGGCCAATAAATCTATTTTTGATGAACTCTATGCCAAAGTCATTAACGAAGACTTCGGTATGGAAGAAGTTGACGACCTTGATGCGCTCGGTATTGAAGATGCAACACCTGATGAGGAGCTTGCTGATGAAGAAGGTGACGACGCAGAAGAGGAAGTAACAATTACACTTGATAAAGAACTCGCAAAAGCTCTCCATGATGTCCTTATGGCAGCCATGGGTGAAGATGATGATGATTCAGACGACTATGCTGATGAAGCTGAAGTTGAAGATGGTGAAATGCATGGACANGAGGATGGNGAAATGCATGGACACGAAGAAGACAACGAGGGAGAGCCAACAGCTTTTAACACACATTATAATGATGGTAAGAGCAATAAAGTTGGTAACACAGGAGACGGCTTCGGTCAACCTAAAGTTGAGCCAATGAACAAAGTACATCACAAGCCAGCAGCTGGTGCTTCTGATACTGGTGGTACTCCACAAGCTCTTAATCATTCTGTAAATGATGGAAAGAACAATAAGGTTGGTAACCAAGGAGATGGCTTCGGTCAACCTAAAGTTGAGCCAATGAACAAAGCTGTTAAAGCATAATTAACTTAAACATATAACTGAAGAGACTCGTGCAAAGCGCGAGTCTTTTTTTGTATATCGATATAACTAGCATAAATATATACATGCAGACATTTAAGGAGTACTACCAGGGTAATCATATGATGCATGCCAATGCTACATCTGCTCGTAAGGGAGGTAAAAGTATTATGCGTTCTGGTCGTAAACATGAGAACTTAACTAGAAAAGAGTATAAGCATAAATGTCCTCATGTTAAAAACCTTTTAAATGGTGGTGCAGGTTCAATTAATTTACTGGGTCAACCGCTTATAAATTCTTTACAACTGTATGGTATGGAGTTTGAACCAGGTACAGTAAAGGGTATAGGTAACTCTGATATAGAAATCGAAATGTTTGAAAATGAAGAAGGTAAGCCTCAAGCTATTCTTCGTAGAAAAAATAAATAATGGCTTGTAATACTAACAGATTAAATTGTACTCCGGAAGAGGTTATGATGACCGCAAGTATGCCTTGCGGTGAATTTGTGAATGCAGATAAATTGCAAGCTGAACAGCTAGTATATGATTTAGCATATCGCGATCTAATTAATAACCATGGTATCAACATAGATTATTATATTAAACCATTTAGTTTATCAGCTGCAAATATGCTATATGGAGAAGATCCTACTGCTGTATTCGAAACGGCATCAGGTATGCAAATGTATGTAGAGTTATCTCAAGATGCCTTAGCACTTACTCAGTTTGGATTTGATCCAGGTGATGAATTTACCGGCTTTATTCATATCGATACCTTTCGGAATATAATGAGTGGTAGCGACTCATATAAAAATTTGGAAGATGTTGAACCTAAATCAGGCGACCTGGTTGAAATAACTGGGCTAGGTTGCGATAGACCAGGTGGTCGTTCAGCAAAAATTTACGAAATTACAGAACGACGAGATGAAGATATCTCGGCTATCAATCCTATATTAGGTCACTACGTATATCGTATAAGGGCTAAGCGTTATGAATACTCATTTGAGCCTAATGCTCCTCAAGAGTCTAAAAACGAGCAAGTATTTGATGACTCACAATTCGGTACCCTCAGTACAAATCTTAGTGCAGATAGCGTATCAGATGCTAAGACATATGCTTGGAATATCGATGATGATTCTAAGCAGAATGTTTATGATATGGATGTAAATGATACTAGCATTTACGGAGATTATTATTAAAAAACCGATGAGTCTATATAATAGACTCATCGGCTTGATTGGTTTGTGTTATTCTTCGTCTGCTTCTTCTTCTGCTGCTACAGGCTCAGTCCACTGATCTTTAGCTTGCTCTTGAAGCTTATTAAAAATAACAGTAGCGGCTTCAGCAACCTGAAGACCTTGCGATTTTACTGCTATATCAATAAGCCTAAAAAGGGCTCCAGTTTCATTCTCGGTTAGCGTTAGTTCAATTTCATTCATGGGTTATATAATTAGTTATTTATTTTTTTTATTACGATGTTTTTTACTTGCGGATCGTTTAGCCGCGCTAGGTGATGTTTCAAGGGATTGCCGTACCTTAGATTGTGGTACAGATGTAGTAGATTTATCTGCTGTTTGGATGGGTTGTAAGAGTGATTTTAATATACCGTCTA